TCCTTTGTCAACGTAGTATCTTACTAGAGAATAGATCATCAACGATTTGCCAGAAGCAGTGGGAGATATCAATAGTTTTCTATTATGCTTTAGGGCACCGTATACTCCCTCAATTTGATACTTCCTGGGAGTATGGGCACAAATGGAATTCATATAATCCCTGACACCTTCCTCAGAGATATGATCATTCTCCTCATAAGGAGTGCCATAAAATTTATTATCTTCAAACTTATAAGTGTATCCGTATTGCTTACAGAAATTGACAATCTTATCTAACAGTCCGACATAGATTTGTTTGGAACGCATATCGTAGAGATGTATTTCTCCGTTCCAGTTTCTACCACGATACTGCGGCATAAATTTTGCATTAGGAACTTCAAACTTAAAGTGATCTCTAAGTTCGTACTCAATATGAGGTTCCGTATTAATCTTTAAAAATACTTCGTTGGATTTTGATATAACAAGATTTGCACTAGTGTCAATCACATAGATCCATTCATCTACGAATATTTATTACAGATTGTCAAACTTGTATTCCAATATCATTCTATAAAGAGAATCTCTAAGATACCAAAGATGCTCTTGTTCTGTTGGGTGTCTAGATGGGGAACCCTCCCATGTTTCAATCCTTTTCAATACGCAATAATGTAGAAGATGTATATCTTCTATCCTTAATTTGACTTCATAGTCAAATTCATTTTCATCACCATCAAAAAAGTTTTCTTCCATTAACCAAGTCCTGAGTTGAATCTCATAAACTCAATCGCATTTTTGATTTGATATGTGCGATTAGTTATCTGTTTAAGTATACTCTCAATATAAACCAGCATTGTATCATAATAGTCAATTTTTAACGAAACTCCTGAGAGTTTATCATCTGCATCCAGATATTTTTGCATAGTGTCTTTATCCCTAATTTTTTTGGGAAAGGGTTTTTCAATGTAGACATCAGGGTCTGCTTTGCCACTAAAGTATTCATATCGTTCGTGTCTGATATTTTTCCTTTGTTGTTCCGCTTTCTTCCTCATCAAGAAGATAGTATTGTAAATTTCAAAGTACTTCGCATGGAGACCAGGAATATTTGTAGACTCTGTATGAAGATTATCCATATCAATCTTTGAGTCCTTTTCCCACATGTCTTGAAGTTTATCAAGATCGATCATAAATCGTTGCCGCTCATATCCTGTATATTATAAACAGTATACTTGAAACTTGCTTCTGCTGTAAAGTATTCTATGTCCGTATCGGTAGCATCAAAGTTAACTGTTGTCAAGGAATATGGAAAAACATCTCTAAAAAATACTTGAAACCTAGGGATAAGATTATTACTCAGGATCTGCAAAGTTGCATCTGAATAAATGTTCTCACCTTCTCTATTAAATTGGTTTGCTAATTTTCCACCTTTATGAAGATCACTAAGTTGATCAAGTTTTTCTGGGTATCCAAGACCTCTCATCCAGTTTTGAATTTCCATATAGTTGAATAAATCTTCATCAACCATAAACCTAATAGTCAGGTCACCAAACTGTAACTTATCTCCAGGAACTTCAATGTCCTTTAGATAGGTAGGTTGAATTGCAACACCAAGATCCATTGAAGGAATATTTGCTTGGTTGCAAAAAAATGCAGCAGCAGGAGACCTTGTTATTGCAAACTTAAATCCTGTTGGTGATAAAAAGTTTCTATTCTTAATAGGAGTAGGTCCTGGTCTATCTGCAGGAGGTTTTCTAGTTGGCATGATCAATATCTCTACTCTTTTATTTAGAGACAAAAAAAAGACCTCCCGAAGGAGGTCTTGTATGACTCTTGTGAGTATGGATCACATGAGGTTTGCAACCTTGACTCTTCTGTAGTACTGGTTGCTGTTGACTTGGAGACGACCAGCACCAACAGTGGTTCCTTCTGCGAATGGGTTAGCAACAAGACCATAACGGGTCTTAAAGCCAATCTTAGGCTGGAAGGTGTTCTCTCCAACTGCACGTACCATCTGCAGAGGTACATATGGACAGTAGAACAGACCTGCGTCATAAGGTGAAGAACCCTTATAACCAACAACATAGTACTGACCACCGGAAGCACCGGGGTTAGAACCACCCGAATATGGGTCGATGTAGACACGATACTTACCTTGCAGGACACCTGCGAAGGTGTTACCGGTGTCATCAACGTTCAGGTTTGCGTTGAGTGCAGGGGTGTAGTCGAGTACACCAGCCATGGTCAGTGCAGAAGCAACGTCTGCAGAGCACATGATGATGTTACCCTTGCCACGACGAGTTGTCGTTGCAATTGCGTTCGCATCTCTTTCGATTTGGAACAGAAGACCCTTGAACTTCTCAACAGACCAACGACCGTTGGAGTCAACGTCGAGGTCGAAAGTGCCAGGAGTTGCAACGTTGTGCTGAGCACCAGTTGCAGCAGTCTTGTAGATAGTTCTGATGACTTCACGGTTGATCTCAGCAAGAATCTCAGTAGAGAGAATATTTGCGAGTTCAGCTTCTGCATTCAGACCGTGAATTGCCTTCAGATCCTGTGCAAGCTCAAGGCTGTATTCTGCCTTCAGTGCTCTGGACTTAGCAGTTACGGTGACCTTCTCGATCGAGAATGCCATCTGGTTGAAGTCGTTTCCGCTGGTGCCGAGTGCCTCAGCATCATCGGTACGCATACCAGAACCAGCAGCATAAGCCTTCTGGGTGGTTGCACTGGAAGGATTCAGAGCACCAGGGTTCGAGGAAGAACCTTGTGCAGTAGTACCAAGACCAGTTGCGGCATCTTCGAATCCGGAGGTAACATCAAATCCTTCGTTCTGTCCGGAGAATGCAGTATCTGCTTCGTTGAAGAATGCTTCGTCTGCACTGCCCTGAGTATTGTACTTAGAGCGCATTGCGAAGATAAGTCCGGTAGGACCAGACATTGGCTGAACACCTGCGAGGTCATATGCGACCAGGTTAGGCATAGAGCGTCTGATCAAGGAGATCAGAACGGGATCGAAACCTGCAACAGGGGAATCAGCACTACCACTGAAACCAGCAGCACTTGAGGTGGTTCCTGTGTTAACATTGGGTTGCTCAGAAAGGAATGAACCTGACTGTGCGAAAGCGTTTTGCTCTCTGAGGAATTTCTCTTGGTTTTCGAGCAGGACAGCGGTTACGGCTCTCTTATGGGAATCTTCGATCTTATCGAGACCCTCATGATTGAGGAGAGGTGCCCACTTTTCCTGCAACTGTTCGGAATGGAACATTTGCGTTTACCTAAAAATTAAAGTTTGCGTTTGATTTAATGTTAAATTCAGTTTTTGTTGCTAAAAGAACCGATAGTTCTCATGTATGCAGCCATTGATGGTGAGTATGACTCGGAACCAGAATGATCTACACCTTCTGAGAGAGTTTCAGTTTTAGCAGAGGAAGACTCTTTCTTGGAAGCAAAATATGCTTCTTTGATTGTCTCCAGCTTTTCACGATATTGTGCTTCACTTTCAAACTCAACACTTTCGGAAAGTGATGCGAGCTTCTCCTTCTGAGTGGACGCAAGTCCTTCAGAGATGTCATCGAGGATTCCTTCAGCAACCGACTCAGAAAGACGGGCATTGAGGGAAACATTCTTCTCAATCTGCTCGTTGAGTTTTGTCTCCATATCATCAAGTTTTTCTACCATGCTTTCAAGCACATCATATTTGTCTTCAGGGATAGTTACATAATGTTCTTCAAAAAGACTCTTCATTCCAGTGAGGAATGATTCGGTCATTTCGGTCTTAAGACCAGCTTCAACTGCGAGTGCATTTTCTTCCATCCACTCGTCAGCAACATACTCAAGATAAGAATCAACACGCTCTGCGAGTGACTCTTTAACTTGTGTTACTTCTTCTGCAAGCTTTTCGTTATATTGTGCTTCCAGTTCTTCTTTAATACCAGCAACCTTGGAGTTGATTGCTGCTTCAAAAATAGTTTTTGCTCTATTCTTGAATTCTTCGGAGAGTTCCTCTTCACCGAGAAGAGCATTAACATCTTCTTCGATGTCATACTCTGCTACGACTTCTTCCTCTTCTGCTACGACTTCCTCTTCAGTTGCTTCCTCTTCAGAAACGACTTCCTCTTCGGTAGTCTCTTCTTCAGCAACAACTTCGTCGGTGATTTCCTCTTCTTCTTTCATGCCAGCAGGCATTGCATCCGCAGGCTTAGCACCTTTGTTTACAACATCCTTGACCTGCTTCAGAGTACCACCAGGAGTCTTCAGCTTAGCTGAATCGTCGTCTGCTTTGTAGTTCTCGGGGGTAGGACCACCAAGATCCTCAACACTGCCTAATTGAGTGCCGGGGTCTGCCATGGTTGGCATAGGATCAGCAGCCTTTGCTCCAGCATTAACAGCGGTGCGGGATTGCTGTGTCTTTACTTCCATTTCTTGTAAATTTTCTCCACTAGACATTTGACTCTCCGTGTTTTTCCGTATTAAAACTATATTTATTTATAAAATTAAAGATTAGAAAGGAAGTCGTTAAATAAAGAGAGCTTATGCTCTTCAAGTGCTTTCTGATCTACAAGAGTATTGATTCTTCTTTTGGTTTGTTCTGCAATTCTTTCACGAAGAATTCCACCTTCCCAAACCCACTCTTTTCCTTCCATGATACCTTCAACGAAAGCATCGGGTGCAGAAGGATCTGCTACAATATCAGCAGCAGTTGCTAACATAAAGTCTTCACCAACTTCAGAATATCCTTCTCTGGTTTGACGGAGTGAACCGATGCCTCTAGAAGAAACACCAAGACAAACTCCTTCTTTCAGAAGAGATTCTGCAATTTTACCCATAGGGGTAGATAAGATTTGAGCCTTACCAATAAAGTCATTTCCCTTTTGCTCAAGAGAAACAATCTTATGGGAAACTCTGTCGAGATTAATGGTAGGACCATCGGGGTGACCGAGTTCTCCGAGAGCACGACCTTTTGAGACATACTCATTAGTATATCTCTTTACCTCACGTTCCATAACATTGCGACGGTATACTCTACCGTTGCGGTTTTTCTGTTCTGTTTGTAAGAAAGGTCCTTGAATATAAAGGAGTTTTTTACCGTCTTTTTCTTCGGTAATAACTTCTACCTTTTCTATCTCTTCTCTGATAAGTTTCATTGTGAAATAGATCTTTATGTATTATTTATAGTTATCCTACAATTGGATTATTATTTACATCGTGACGTTGATAAGCAGAAGGTGTTCTGGGTGTATTATCGTGGTTACGAGCCTGATATGTTCCAGGTGTTCTGGTTGTGTTATCATGATTACGGGCTTGATAATTGCCGTTGTAATCCCTATAAGTTTGAACACCAACCCAACCTTCATCATCATGAGTAACAGTAGTGTAAGTTGGTTGGGGATTAACTGTCTGATTATTGATGTCTTTTC